CGGGGTAAGCTAATAACTATCCCGGACAAGATGTCCAGCCTACCTACTATTTATGGTCGGTCTCGTCCCCTACTCCCTCTCTGGGAGCAAACAGCGTGGGGGAAACTCCACGCTGCGACGAAACCGGAAGTCGCTGATAGCAATCTTTTCTTCACCGTCCCGAAAGACAGTTTGAAAGATCGGGGATGCTGTATGGAATCTTCCATTAACATCACTCTCCAACTAGCTATCGGTTCCCACCTTAAGGACCTCCTTAAGAAACGGTGGGGTTATGACTTACGGCATGGAAAAGAATCCCATATGTACGCTGCCCAGTGGGCAAGTCGTACGGGAAGCCATGCCACCATAGACCTAAGCAGCGCGAGCGATACTGTTTCTTATCGTCTCGTGGAGCTACTGTTACCAAGGCAGTGGTTCGATCTGCTAAACTCACTAAGAGCGCCTGTGACTTCGGTTGCGGGCAAAAAGCACTATCTACAGAAGTTCTCCTCAATGGGGAATGGCTATACCTTTGAGCTTGAGACGCTCATTTTTGGTGCCATCTGTCGGGTTGTCCAGCGTGAGCTGGGTGCTGAAGAGGACGATACACTCGTGTTCGGGGATGACATAATAGTCCCTACCCGAGCTGCACGGTGTGTCCTCGCTCTCTTGCGATTCTTTGGATTCTCACCCAATGAACGTAAGACATTCCTGTCTGGAACGTTTCGTGAGAGCTGTGGCGGCGATTACTTCAACGGCGTACCCGTGAGGGCGGCCTTTATTGAGGAATTACCAGATGAACCCGCAGCATGGATCAGCTTGGCTAATAGTCTTCGGCGTGTGGCTCATGCAGACGATCTCCCTGCTTCTCGCAGGGATTTTATTCGTCGTGCTTGGCTTCGCTGCCTGGATTGTATACCGAGTGATATCCGCAGGTTACGTGGGCCTGTTCACCTAGGGGACATCGTCATTCATGACGACCCCTGTCGGTGGGCAATGGTTCGCAAAGACCTGCACCCTAAGGCGTCAAGCTTCGGCGACCACACAGTGAGTACGGCCGG